ATGTTAAAGGAACAGAGATTTGGAGTAGAAGTTGAAATGACAGGAATCAGCAGAAAGAAAGCTGCAGATGTTCTTGCAGAAGTGTTCGGAGCAATCGCAGGTGAGCCAGACGGTACCTGCTATCACACACGCATCATCAAGGACCAGAAGAACCGCAAATGGAAAGTCATGAGAGATTCATCTATCACACCGGTAAGAAACGACAATTCAAATGCTCCGATGGATGAATACAGAGTAGAAATGGTTACACCACCCCTCAACTATGAAGACATTGAGCTCCTGCAGGTCGTTATAAGAAAGCTCCGCGAGAACGGAGCAAAATCCCATCGCAGCTGTGGTATTCACATCCATGTTGACGGAGCCAATCACACAGCAGCCTCTCTCAGAAGACTGGTAAGCTTCATGACAGCTAGGCAGGATCTGATCTATGAGGCTCTTGAAATCGGTGATCGTGAAAACAGCTGGTGTCACAAGCTTAACAAAACACTCCTTAATGCAATGAAAAAGGACAAGAACCTCACGAACGAAAAAGCAGAGGAAATCTGGTACAGCAGTGCAAATGACGGTTACTGTGGTGGCATAGACCATCAGCATTACAATTCCACAAGATACCATGGTGTGAATCTCCATGCTTTTTTCACAAAAGGTACAGTCGAATTCAGACTTTTCAACAGCACACTTCATGCTGGAAAAATCAAGGCATACATTCAGTTCTGTTTAGCTGTATCTGCATGGGCTATCACCTCCAACGACAAGCTGGTGTTCCGTTCCATGGATAATTACACTGCAGAGCAGAAAGTTACAATCATGAGAAACATCCTTACTCACAGACTTGGTCTCTATGGGGACGAGTTTAAGACCTGCCGGCTTCACATGATGAACCCTTTGAAGAAAGCCGCAGGCATGGCAGTAAGAGAAGCTGCGTAGCACACAATGCGCTGACCTATCGGCATGACGGGGAGAACGGAGACGATATGGCAAATAAGAAAAATATCCCAATAGGGCTCTGGAAAAAATACAGGATCGTTATCTCTGGCGGGCTTTCCAATGAGCATTTTGTGAAAGCTCCAAACAAGACTATTGCCAGGTCTATGGCAAAAGGAGAACTTAATCCATGGATAAAAATAATCAGAATTGAGGAGGTATCAGCATGGAAAAATTATATGTAGCATACGGAAGCAATCTCAATATTGCACAGATGGCTCTTAGGTGCCCTACAGCACATATTTATGGCACCGGCCTATTAAATAACTGGGAGCTTATTTACAGAGGCAGTATGACCGGATCATACGCAACGATAAGGAGAAGAAAAGGCTCTGCGGTTCCGGTTGTGGTGTGGAGTATAATGGAGAACGACGAGAAGAGTCTTGACATTTATGAGGGATATCCCAGATTTTATTTCAAGCAGAATGTTATGGTAGATCTTCCATCCGGAAAGAAGAAAGCAATGGTCTATATCATGGATTTGAAACGGAAGCCAGGCAGACCGAATCAGCGGTATGTAGAATCCATCCGAGAGGGATATATTTCAAGCGATCTGGATATACTCTACTTAGAACGGTCACTCGCTTTGAATTCGCAGGAGTGTAAAAAAGAGACGTTCTGTAAAACGTCCCCTTTTTAGACAAGTGAGGAGTTGCAGCTCCCTACTCGTCAATTTTTGACTTTTGTGAACCGTTAATGGTGTGGGTGGTTCTTGGAGTTTTATTCGGCACCCTTACAATTAACTCATCGAGAGAACAGTCCAATGCCTCGCAGATAAGGTCCAGGTGGTCCAAATTTACCCTATCTACCATCTCATGGTACAACTCGTTAATCGTAGTTGGTCGTATACCGGTCTTTCTCGCAAGATCTGCCTGAGTCCACTTTCGGTCACCAAGTCGTGAAGAAAGTAAAATTCTAATCATACGTCATTGCTCCTTCCGTTATAATCTACCCCTTTTCCGGAGAGAAAAGGGGTATTTGTTAGATTATCACGTAGTTCGTTATTTCTTTATCGTGTGAGATTGAGCAATGACGACCTTATCATCTAATATATCACATCCATTTCATGCTATTTTTTCTTGAGCCACTTACTATTGACAAATCCTGCGTATTTATCAATGGCGACCAGATACCATTTTACACCATCCTTAGTGCTGTAGTATCCGTAACACTTCACTTCTGCGCCCTCTAAGAGAGTGAGGATTACAGTGTTGCCAGTACCGGCTCCTGTCCTCATATTCAGATCAGATGTTGTTACATAGGTTCCAGCAAGAGAATTATTCCTGCTCGTTGCATATCCGACCTTGGCAGAACCGTTTTTGAGCACATATTTCTTCTTTGTTGCAGGAGTGGAAGGTGCCGCCGGAGTTGCCGGCTTGACGGATGCTTCTTTATCATACTTCGGAACTCCAAAGCCCCGGATGTATTTTCCGTTCACAGCAAGGCTTCTTCTCTTGACCGCATTGGAATAATTACCCTCAATTACAGTAATCAGGGCACCTTCTACCTTTTCAACAACACCGACATGATCACTAGAACCCTTATTATCTCCGACACCGCTATCCTGCCAGTCGTAAAAGATATAATCTCCAGGGCTCGGAACGTAGGCATCATTCTCCACCCAGCATCCTAACGTCTGGAATAAGGCAATCAACTTATCACAGCCGCACTCTGTAGGGATAATGTCTGTATATCCCTTGGCAATGGCACACGCACTTGCAAAAGTGGCACACCATGCATCAGTGTACTTGACCTTATATCCTCTCGCCAGCGGCTTGTGGTTGTTGTAAAGGTCGATAATCTTTTTATGGCTTCCATCAGCTTCCTTGCATCCAATCCAGCTCTGTGCCTGTGCCACAATTTCACTTCTCTTTCTACTCATACTCTTAGTACCTCCTACAAATTTTTCGTAATAATTCTGACCATACGAGGCTCTTTTCTTCTGAACCGCTGTACTCTGGTCAGCAGGTCTTTCAAACTGCAAAAGAACCGCATTGGATGCCTCTGCGACACTTCCTGCGGTTCTCAAAATCTGATATACGGAGCAATACGACTGCTTCAGTTCCTTAACAAGAAATGCAAGCTGCGTTTCCATATCTCCGATTGATGTTTTTTTTGCTCGCACGAATGTAAGCAGATTTTGCTTTCTGCTCCAGTACGTCCATTGAGCCAGTCCATACCCGGCGCCGTCTTTAACGAAATTCTGATAATCTCCGTTATCAACGGCAGCTGTGTATGTATCATCGGTAAGCCCCAGCTTCTTCTCGGAACTGTTCTGCAGATTGGTCGGTTTTAATCCGGACTCTGCATACAGATTCCCCATGAGTCCGGCTGTACCGAACTCATTGAAACCATTGCTTTTTAAGTAATTCCAAATCTTCTCGTCATTTGTTTTTCCAGTTAAAGCCATACGATCGCCTACCTTTTAAACTGTGCGATTGCCTGCATTACCTTGTCATATCCCACCATTGCACATAACCAGGACAACAGAATCAGTGCAATCAGATATACCGCTGTCTGTGCATTAAGTACAGCTCCGACCAGAATAATATAGGCAATGCCAACCGCAATTGAAAGACCGATTGCTACATATCCTGCAAGGGCATTGGAATAATACTTTGTTCCCCGCTCGTCCAACCACTTTTTAATAGCCTCCGTAAAAAGACCAGTCAGTGTGGATACAATAAGTAAACCTAATAAAAATACTTCAAGACTCATCATTCATTTCCTCCATTTCTGAATTGTTATCTTCTTTTCTGTCTGCACGTTCCCAGTCATGCTCCCTTTTCCTGTCCTTGGTCGTGCGGATCCATCCGCAAATGCCGACTTCTCCGATTGTCGCCGCAATAACAGCACAGGCATACGTTTCCGGTATGGCTGCGTACTCCCGGAATATGCACAGCATCTGCCAATTAAACCAAATAAAAAAGGCAAACATCAGAATCAATACCAGATTCAGAGTGCCTACCTTTCCTATTGCTTTTTTAATGTTCTTCCACAGGTGGAAGCCTCGCCTTTTTCGCATACATACCTCCTACATACCTATCTGTGTAAACATAAAGCCTACAGCAATGCCAATTATCGTTGTGATCACATAACCAACGACCTTTCTCCACATCTCACCGTCTTTGCTTTCTAAAGACACGAGACGTTTTCCTTGTGCCTCCTGCTCTTTGACCATGCTCTCAACAGACTGTGCCAGCTTTTCGATTGATACCGTAAGAGCATTGATCTGCTTGGTGTTTTCTTCCAACTGTTCAATTCTCTTGTTCTGGCGGTGGTCTTCATCCTCAATGCGTTTCTGATACTCCTCGTACTCTGCCCTTGTGATTGGCTCCTCCATTCACTGCCTCCTTTCCAAAGAAAAAAGAGCCTTCCGGCTCTCATTCTTTCATTTCTTCGTACTGATCCATACATTCTTCCAAAATTTTCTCGTCAATCTCCTGGTTTGAATCCACTTCAAAGAATCCATTTATAGTCCGCAGGTTATGTATCTCTCTGACATAGCTTTTCAGTAAAGCTGTCATTCGATATATGATTTCATCCTGCTTTTCAACCATGTCCATATAGATTTCAAGAAGCTCTAAATCATTCTTACCCATGCTATTCCTCCATATTGTGTGTGAGTACAAAATCTTCCCACAGTTTATCCTTAAAGCGGTTTCCATCAACATGCTCAAGCATTCCTGCGTAGCTGGCTGCCACCTGCTTGCAGTAATCGAAGGATACCTCATATTTTTTGTATTTTTCCGCCACTCTCCGAAGGTTCTTTTTCATTCTCAGAGTAGTGCTTTTCCTTAAAAGAACATGATCTGGATAGATTACGCATCCCACGAACTCACACCCACACCTGTTTGGCCGGAGTGCACACCGATCATTAAATTCAAGTAGCAGCTTTTCATTGAGAAACTGAGTGAGCAGTTTCCCATATTCCTTCAGCTTTCCCTTATCTGTATCAGTGATAATGATATCATCTGCAAATCGGATGTATTTTTTTATCCCCAAGGTTCTTTTTGCGTACTGGTCCAGCTGATCAAGATACATATTCCCAATCATGTGTGACAGTCCGCCCCCTATGGCGATTCCCTTATCCCAGAGCATTTCATCGTCCGTAATTGTAAGATGATTGCCATCAAGTGGCATCCCGAACGGTCGCTGTGTGCTGCACATATAGTACCGCATAAGCTCTACAGTGTATTTGTCGGAGATCTTCTTTTTAATGATATTCATCAAAACTTCGTGGTCAATCCGGTAAAAGAATTTTCTAACATCAAACTTGTAATAATACGCATACTGTCCTCTACCATTAAACTCATGAAACCACGAAGCAAGTCTCCTAACCGCTTCGTGCTGTCCTCTGTCTGTAACACATGCGTATGTGTCAGTTATGAATCCTCTCTGAATTGGCTCATATAGAACGTCATATATTGCCCTCTGAATCACTTTCGTGGTGTAATCAGTGTAAATAACCTTTCTTACTTTTGGATCAAATACAAGGAAGCTGCGATACCGCACTGGTGGAATATCCAGTCTCCTGAGCCTGTCTCTCAAGTTCAGAAGATTTTCCTCAAGGTTCCTTCTGAACTCTATAATCTCCCATTTGTCAGTGTGCTGTGACGCACAGTTCTTATCTGCTCTGAGCAGATTTTCAAATGATGTTATTTCATAATAAACATTCTTTATCGACATTGTTTCTCCAGTTTGGCACACACGGAATTCGGATATGCCTACTATCGGTGTGTGCACAGTTTTAATTTTTTGCCTATGGCAAGGAAAAGCAGTCCTTTACCTACCATGTACTGGGAGACAGCCCTTGAGCTGTCAGCATCTGACTATTTGGTAGAGCGGAGCGGAAGCCGAGGTTCCAGTTCGAGTTCGAGCGGGGATTGTTGCCGTTCAAGGCGAACAGACCCGCATTAGCACCGTTGTTCCAATTGCCACCAGAGTAGAACGCTACACCGCAATCCCTATCTCTGGACATTCTTGATCCAGCCGCCTACCATTTTACCAATTTCAACGACTTTCTCAGCCCAGATTTCGTATTTTTTGATCGGGAGGAATCCAAGCTTGTAAGAAAGACGGATATATGCCTTTAACTTTGTCACTTCAACATCAAGCTCCTGCAAAGTTGTCTTTTTATAATATTTCTTAGACCCCTCGACTACTCTTTCGAGGATAAGGTTCATACACCGCTTTATATCCACAACTAAGGCAAACTTCTCAGACTTTGGAAATTGTTGCAAACACACGTAAGCATATTCCATCATCTCAAAGACCTTCTGCTGTATCTTCATTTCTTCCATTCTTTTTTCATCCTCCCGTTAAAAACACAAGTTATTTTAGCATCCTTGTTAGAATTTATGCCATTTTGTTACATTATCACGTATTCCGTTATCGTAACCTCCAAAAAATATACCCCCACTATCGTGGGGGTAGACAGAACACATTACTCAGTAGGCAGGTCTACATAAGCGGAGCGGAAGCCGAGGCCCCAGCCCGAGTGCGAGCGGGGACTGTTGCCGCTCAAGGCGAACAGACCCGCAATAGCACCGTAGCTCCAATTGCCACCAGAGAAGAACGCTCTCTCGTCGGCTCCATTGTTCATCCACATATGGTCGTCTTCGTATTCAGATGCAGTCGCACTTGCAGGCAGAAAGGCCAATGCCTTTAACACCGCCTGAGCTGCCGCTGATACAGAAGACGCACAGGTAACGCTTGCGAAAGCACAATCACGAGAAGTGTCAGCCTGAGTGGTGATTGTTGCAGAATAGGTAATCTTGCCAGATACCCAGTCGAGCTTAATAGAGTTCGCTGTAGTTCCAGATCCGTTCGGGGTAATGTACGCTCCGGTTGTCGCATCAATGGCTTTCCACTGTGCACTGGATGCTGCCTGTGAATGGTCGAGATCCGCAGCATTGTTATTAACAAGCACCTGCAGTTCTCCTTTTACAGTTCTGGAACCGCCATTCCACTCCCAGATGTTTCCATTCAAATCCCAGATACCCTCCAGAGTGCCGTCATGGCTCCATGATACAGGACCAGTTCCGGTCAATACTCTGGCTGTTCTTCCGGAATCATTTACTCCTGGAGCAGGAATTGCTTTATAGCCACCCTCAGAAGCATCTTTGCCATAGTTGTTATTACCTTTAGGCAGACAGCCATTTGCCTTGCACCACAAAGCGATTGCCGCCCATTCAGCCCTTGTCATAAGGTGCCATCCGTCGCCCTTCTGTGTACAGTAGCTGATTGCCTGATCCAGATTAACAGAAGTCTTAGGGTCCTCACAAGGAAGGCTGTACGCTCTGTTGTTGTTCACAATATTCTGGTACTTGGAAATGTAGATTGCATCAACTTCCTGCCCATTGACGATAAAGGCAGGATGTACGGAATCTGCTCCGCCAGGGATAACCTGTGAGATTTTGAATTTCGGGATTTTAACCATGACGGAAGGAAGCCCCTTATCATCATAAAGAATATCATTTGTAGGGCACACCGCTTTAAGTGCCATTGCTGCTAAATCAAAATTTGCCATAGTGCTTATACCTCCTCTACTCTTTCTCTCTCATCAACGCTCCAAAGTGTAAGTGTGACATCATCCATGTTAAGAGGCTTTGCAACCATCTGGATGCCTTTCTCTCCATCTTCGCCCTCTGTCTCATGCTCCTCATATTCCTTGGCCGGAATATCGACTTCTGCCACATACCACTTTCCGGATGCTGTGCCGATTACAAGATCTCCATCATCATCAAAACAGATATCCTTATGCTCTGGCTCATCCTTCTGGAGCTTGGCCAGATTCAACATAAGCTCGTCAGCGAACGTGATCTTGGTACCGCTCACTTCGAAATCGATCTTGGTGCCTGCGTTTTTCTCTACAATTTTCATGAAAGAATTCCTCCTTTTACAATGTATTTAACTGTTACTGATGTGGCACTTCCGTCAAATCCAAGCTTGAATCCGTTAAGAGCCTTATCTGATACCGATAATTCCCCCGGAAGCCCACCGGAAAAGCCCGTCACCCTTGCCTCTACAAGGTAGTTAGTTGTTTTCCTTGTCTTGGTAAGATTTATGGTCTTATCGCTGTTATTGAACGGATACTTCAAGGTGTTGGTAAGGGTAACAGTACCCGTTTCCACAATGTTCTCCGCCTCAAGCCCGCTTACTCTTTCTTCGTGATCGGCTTCAAACTGAAGCTGATGCTGAAAGATAATCTGCTGTGCAATCTGTGAATCCTGGATAGCTTCCTCCATGCGGTTGAAGTTCTCTGCACTCTGATTGGTGCCCTGCTGCATGAGTTTCCCGGCAGGCTCCATTGTCACAGTTCCGTCCGCATTCTGAGTAGCTTTGTATGTTCTTGCAGGATCTCTTACATTGTCCTGCCAAAGCATTCTGTCAAACATGTCTTTCCTCCTTCTATTCTTCTACCATAGGCACGTCGATCTGGATCAACGCGCCTTCCGTTGAGCTCTTGACAATAGACCGGTTGCCTTCATACGCAACGTCTCCGTCTGCATCAAGCAGTCGTACTTTGGTAATCGTTATTGACATTTCATCGGTTGTCTCGATTTTGAATGTCATGGTATTTCCAGACATACTCTTTTCAGTGAATCGTCCTTCGTACCACTTCCCTGTTGCCGAAGCATAATACTGTGCTCGGGCAATCTTGCGCAGCCACCATCTGCGGTTTTTATCCAAAAAGGTTTTCTGCCAAGCCACTACAATCCCTCCTCTCCACATAGATTTGTACCGCATTCTACATATGTTAAAACAGCAGAGCTTTCGGAAGTTCCAAATGAAACTTTGTTTTCGCTCTGCTGACCTAATGTAGCAATATCAGGGTTGGTTCCACATTGTTCGTATGCTATCAATGCGGAACTCTCATTTGTGCTAATAGTAATCTTATCCTCGTAAGAAATACCTACTGTGGTGTTCTCCGGATATGTGCCGGCTTCCTGCTCCTCTGAGCTCGGTAAATGACCGTAGACCATATCAGATGAACTGGTACGTATATTTACACCATTTTCAAGAACCATGCCCTTGGTGGTATCTGTTGGATACGTTCCTGCGAGCATGTTTTCGTCACTTGGCATATGCGGATATACCACATCATTGCTGATTGTGCCGACATTCATGCCGGATGGAATGTATGCACCTACGGTTGCTATATCCGGCTTTGTTCCACACAATTCATATGGAAATACATAATGTGTGATATTGGTATGGAACTTTATCTTTGTGGTGCTTATGAGCAGGACTTCTGCCAGGATATGTGCTGGCTTCATTTTCTCTATCAGAGCCTCAAGGTCTGATATATATACCTGATTCTCCTCTTTTATCTGTACCGAAATGGTAAGTCTTGTTGTCATTCTTACGGATGGAGTTTCATCACATCCTGTATAATTCTTCACTATGCTCTTAATAAGTGAACCGGAAAACTTGTCTCCGCCATTCCAGAACAGCTTCACCCTTTTTCTTCTGTATTCGAGATCTGTCTGTGAATCAGGAAGAAGATTGAGCCATTTTTCCCACCGGCTTATCGTTTCCTCATCTGCAGTATCGATGAACTGATCCTGCATAAGCTTTTCAAGCCCTTCCGCACCTACATCAAGCGTTTTTCCTGCAAATCTGTAGTTGGTGTCCATTTCCAACAAATCCCGATAAAAAAGCGGACCGTAGGAAAGTAATTCCTCGTATCCGCTTCTTTGCTGATTGTAAAATACTGTACTAAGCATCGATCAGCACCTCCTTCAGAACAGGTGTGCTCTCCTTCCCTACCTTTACATTTTCAGTAGAGCCATTGAGCTTCAGAGAAGCAGGAACATAGTCTAATATGCTTTCTGCCGACGCAATCAGTGAACCAATTGAGGACACTCTCACAGTAATATCCTCGTCTCCATCGACAACCAGTGTCTTGAAATAAGTCTTGATTGCATTCTGGACTTCCGTCTGTGCTGTCTGCTTGCTGTACCCGCTTTTCAAATCTGCACTGAATGATACCGAAATATCAACCGCCTCCGGAGCAGCCGCCAGAAAATGAGCTCCCAGATCAGATACCCCATCTCCTAAGCCATCACTGAACGTAAGAGCCTTGCCGTTGACAGTAACTTGATACCCTTCCACAATCGGATCAATATAACTCTGTACGTCCTCTAATATGCTCTTAGCGGGGATTCCGCCCTCTGTGGAATATATGACAGCCTTAACGGTATTTTCGCCTCCGTACAACGGCAATATGTGTGCCCTGCCCACACCCGCTCTTTCCTCGCACCAGACTTTGTATTGTGAACGATTATTATTCTGTGCCGGTCCTGTTTTCTTTTCCTGCCATCTGCTTCTTAAATCATCGTCTGTTTCTTCCTCAGCTCCCGGAATATAAAGAGAACCAAGCGTACATGCTTCAAGACCGTTGACTTCGTAGACTGGCACGACATTCTGTCCGGGCAGGACAGAATTGGTCGCAGTTCCAAGGACTTCTGACTCCAACAAAAACCTGTCATCCTTCGATATAAGCTTGAAGTAGCAGGATTCTACAAAGAACCTGCTTCCAAGTTCCGGAGTTGTGCCAGTAAATGAAACTTCATAGTAGGATGGAGTGGCACTTTGTCTGTAAATGCCATCCTGAGCCGCCTTTTCCGTCAAAACATCTCCGGTGCAGGTATCAACTGCCAGCATTTCAAAGGCTGTACTGAGATCATTCATGAATTTTGCAATACGGATGCAGTGACCTGTGGCAGCATCCATGAATAAGCTTCCCTGTCTGGTATCCACCCCGTATTCTTCACCAAGAGCTCTCGCCTGATCCATAAAGTAATCTTCCGTAAATTCTTCAAACACCTAAATCACCTCCTTTGTCTGTATGCTTCCGTAAATTGTGTCTACATCAAACGATATGATCACACTGTCCTGATGCGGATAGGTATCCTTAAATTCAAACCCGAAGTTATAAACATCCAGAATTCTCTCGTCATGAATCAGTGTGTCTCTGATAAGGAAGGGCATTTCTGCCTCTATATACTCTCTTGTTGCAGTGTTCCTTATAACACTGTCACGTATTTCGCTGCCATACTGACTGTCATAAATAAGGCAATGAAAACGAGGTGTCAGAAGGGCTTTCTTTATGAACTGCTTAACAGCCTCCTGCTCATCTATGAATCCGGCAATCCGACCAGCTTCCCAGTCTATAGCGTAGGTTCTTGATGTGATCGTTTCCTCGTCTTCAATGGCAGCAACCGGAATAGCTATGTCAACCGCCATCTGATTACCCCTTTCTGTCCAAAATGTAATATTGTTTTCCGCTGTTGAATGCCAGCAGATAAACGGTATCGCCTTTCTTTAGTGCGTTATGAATCATAAGAACTCCGTCTCTGACAGTAAATGTTGCCAGAAAATGGGAATGTGCTCCATCATCGCTTCCGCTTAGTTCCTCATGTGTATGCTTTCCGTCCGTCTTCGTTTTTGATATGAGAGAGCCGGCTCCCGTTTCCAGATCAACCTCGACCTGGTAGTCCGTAAGGCTTCTCGGTACCACAAGCGAATTGGCGGTTAATACCATTTTTGCATCATTCTTCAGCGTGACTTCCAGTGGAGAGGCGGATGTTACAATTCCCTCCTTCACACTCGGTGCTTCCGGTGCCATTGATTGTATCAGCTGTTTTATTCCGGTAGGTGTTTCCTGATCTGCCATAATCCATCCTCCTAACTAAATGTGCCATCATCAACCCAACCAAACACCCTGCTCTTGCTGTCTGTGTGCTCTAGGTGCCATGGGTGAGCCTTGCCTTTTGCAATGTGAGTAATCTTGGCCGGACCTGCATTGCATCTGGAGCCGGTAGGCTTGCTTGCGGTACTGTTCACATAGTGGTAACCGCCATTGAACTGCACAACGTCTCCTATCTTGTGTTCAGAGCTTGTCTGTGTTGAGCCTGATGATTTTGTCACAGGCTCTGCAAAGTTAAGCTTTAAGGTCATTGTATGGCTTTCTCTTGTGTACTTGTGGGTGTCTTCATCAATAAAAAAAGACCGTTTTAATCCAAGATGAGGGATGATAACATAAACACATTTTCCGGATACAGCTTCCGATACTCCCATGCCAGAGACCTTCAAACTCTGCTCCGGTGTCCCCTTTTCATCAAAGATTGATTCAACCAGCTCCTGCATCTGTGCGGCTGTGTAGGAATCGTCCACCGACTTTACCTCCATGAAGGTACCAATCTTCGATTCCAGCTCGGTATTGGCTTTCTCATACACTATCGCATCCTCCTTCGACAGGAGCCTTACTCTGGTTCTTATCTTCTCAATGCTCTTGGAGTATTCGTAACTGGTGAGGTTTGACTGACTGCTCCCAGCTTCCAATACCCACTGCATGGCATTTTCCACTCTTTTTCTTAAATAAATCGTGCCATTTTCGGAAGAAATATAATATCTTTCCCCTGTGGCTTTATACGTTGTGCTTAACGCATCGAGCATCACATCATAATAAGTTGTCTTTGCTTTTGGAAGTTCCGGTATTACATAGCTTGTATCAACCGCATTTCCTGTCATTCCCAGCCTTGACATACAATCATTGAATATATCTGTGGCCGTCTTGTTGGTATAGCAGAATGAATCCTTGTTGTTCGCCAGATAATAAGCATTGTCATAGGCTTTTACCACCAGCTTTTTAGAATTACTCTGCTTATGGCTTGTGATTATGCCCCGGAACAGCTCTTTGCCGCCCTCATAAAAAACACATTGGTCTCCATTGGCACAATCTACCGTAACCCTTGAATGATTGCATCCATCATCATCCATCAGAGTGATACTGACAGACCTTGGAGCAGCTCCTTTCCTGCCGCTCCAAGTGATCTCCTCGAACATATTTGACACATCATAGCCCGTTCCGTTATGGATAATTACAAATTGTATTGCCATGGCTACCTCCTATGCTGCCGGTATGGTATAAACCTGTCCGGGATAAATCAGATTTGGGTTACTGCCAATAACACCTTTATTCGCATTGTAAATAACGGTATATTTAGCTCCTGATCCGTAGAACTTCTTTGCGATGTTCCAAAGACAGTCGCCCTTTTTCACTGTGTATGTCTGTGCCGCCGGAGTGTTATCCACCCTTGGAGAGGATTGTGAAACAGTAGCTTTCTGTGTGGTAACATTCACCTTGAT